ACTTGATTTAAGTAGGGAGTATTAAGATGGCAATTGCCACAATTACCACAGGCTCGTGGCAAACTGTCACAACAACTGTTTCTGACACTGTTATCCAAAATCAATCCCCCAGAGAAGTGTATATCTTTACTGGGTCTACTGCCGCTTTGCCATCTAAGAGCGGGTATCTCCTCGCTCCTTGGGTGGGCAGTGTTGTCGTATCTACAGGGTTCACTGTAAGTGCTTATGCTCATGGAGGCTCTGCCGACATCTTTTATATGAACATTTAAGATGCCAGTAGGTAAACATAACCTCGTACAAAGTCCTTACACGATGTTAGGAAGGAGAGGCTACTCCCCCAGTGTCTCTCTTAACTTCCTCTTAGGTAGTCTTGACCCACGTATCACTTTTACACGGGCTAGTGTAGGCACCTATATTAACTCAACTGGGGTTGGTTCAACAGCAGCTGTAGACGTGCCAAGATTTGATTATAACTTATCAAATTTACAACCTCGTGGGCTATTAGTGGAAGGGACACGGACAAACGTATTCCTCAATAGTGCAACACCAGCTACACAAAACATCACTGTAACAGCACAAGCTTACACCTTGTCTTTTTATGGTACTGGTACAATCACTCTGTCAGGGGTGTTTGTCGGCAGTCTCGTGGGAACAGGTGCTGCAAATAGGGTGACATTAACATTTACACCCACTGCTGGCACACTAACACTAACAGTTAGTGGTTCTGTAGCCGCCACGCAACTAGAAGCGGGGGGTTTTGCTTCTAGCTATATTGCGACGACAGGGACAGCTGCTACTCGTGCAACCGATTTAGTGTCCTTAACAGGTACAAACTTTTCCTCGTGGTTTAACCCCGTGGCAGGAACTATCCTTTGGCATCTTAATGATATCAATCCTATGGGTATTCTTGGGGGTTTTGCTGAGACATTTAGCGATACAGTTTATGTTGGAGCAGTGTCTGGTACAGTTTCAGTCCAATCTGGCGGGGTCAACCAAGCTACTTTATCCCCCGGAGCTTTAGTTGCAGGTGATAAATTAGCTGTGTCTTACGCAAGCAACGATTTTAAATCTGTACGAAATGGCGGCACTGTTTTGACAGATGTAGCCGGAGCAGTCCCAGTTGCCCCAATTAGATTTAAGATAGGCTCAGAACCATGGGCAGTTGGTGCTACTAGTCCCACTTTTGCTAGAATTGCTAGGATACAATACTGGCCTAGGTCATTTAGTTCCTCTGAACTACAAGCCCTGACATCATAACATAGACAAGTGAGACAGATAATGGGTGAAAAACCTGACAACCTAAAAAAGACCACTAAGACTATTAGTGCAGAACAAAAATCTGCTTTAGAGGCTGCTGGTTATAAAGTTAAGGGCACTGCTGTTCTAGACAAGAGTGGTAAAACTCTTGGTGGGATTAATCAGAACGGACAAATCTCTAGTGGTTCTTCTAAAGTCACCAGTATCTTGAAGAGTAAGCCTACTCCTGCTGCCAAGGCCCCTCCTAAACCTACAGCAAGCGCGCCGTCTAAACGGTCCCCTGTAGCTAAAGGCCTCAGTACAGCTGATCTAACTAAGCGAGCTAGTGCTGCTATTGACCGTGCCACTCCTGCAAAAAGCCAGCGTTCTGGCCTCCCTGCTCGTCCAATCACCCCTACTCCCACTAAGATGCCTGCTCGTCCTGTTAGTAAAACGCCTCCTCGTCTAAGCTCTGTTACAGAAGCTCAGTGGGATAGTATGTCTCGTGCAGAACGTACTAAGAAAGGATTGCCTACTAGTTGGGTTGATTACGTAAAAGCTGGTGGTGACTCTGTAGTTAAGAAGCCTAAACCAGTTGCAGCTAAAGCACCTAATCGTGCTGATGCTTACGCCCTCCAACAGAAGAAGAAGTAATATGGCACCTAAACCAAATTTGCGGTCTAAAGCTCGTGCTACCTCTGGTGCTCTTGAGATTGCTAAAGCAAAAACTGATCGTACTCTAGGGGCACAAAATAACTCTAAAGCCCCCGCAGGTTCTGATACAAAAGAAAAACTTCGAGCGGCCTCTAAAAGAGCTTTGCTTGAGGAGCAAGACCGTAAAGCTACACAAAACCGCTTGCGTAAAAAAGCTGCTGGTTTCGCTAAAGGTGGAATGGTAAAAGGAAAGAAATGCTAGATGGCACGTCCCCTCACTGATCAACAAAAACTATTCCTAGAAGTGTTGTTTGAGGAAGCAGCAGGGGACGTGGTTAAAGCTAAGAAATTGGCCAACTACTCTCCTAGCTACCCAACATCTGCTATTGTTAAAACTCTTGAGAACGAGATTGTAGAAGCTACTAAAACCTTCCTCTCTCGTTCTGGACCTAAAGCTGCTATTGGTGTTGTGAGTGTCCTAGACAATCCAACCAACCTTGGTAACAAAGATAAGCTTGCTGCCGCCAAGGACATCCTTGATCGTATCGGTGTCTCTAAGGTAGAGAAGATTGATATCACGAGTAATGGCATCTTTATTCTCCCGGCTAAGAGTAGTGATGCAGAAGATGCCTAAGATTTTAGAACGTCTTGTCTCTCAACTTATTAAAAATGGCATGAGCAAGGATAAAGCTTACGCTGTAGCTGTGTCCAAATTACAAAAGTCTGGCAACCTTAAAAAGGGTTCTACAGAGGCGACTAAAAAAGGTGAAGTAAGGGGTGACATGACCCCTGCTGAACGAGCTAAAGACAGAGCTGCTAAGAAATCTGGTGGCAAACCTTCCGATTACAAGTATAACAAGAAAAACAATTCTGCTGTTAAGGGGAAGGTTAGTAAAAATGTCAAAGCCCGGTCGTGATTACAAAAAAGAGTACCAAGCAACACACGGAACCGCTAAAGGCAAGGCAGACAGAGCTTCTCGTAACAAAGCCCGTGCTGTCGCTATGAAAGCTGGTAGAGTGAGTAAAGGGGATGGCAAAGAGATTGACCATAAAAATTTTAACCCACGAGATAACAGCGCTTCTAACCTCCGGGTTGTGAGTAAAAAAGTAAACCGTAGCAAACAGCCTAAGAGGTCATAATGAAACCAGTTGTCAAAAAAGTAGTTAAAAAGGTTGCTACACGGAAAGATAAAGACGGTTCCCAGCAGTGGGAGAGTCAGAAATTTCGTAATAGTAAAGATGTAACAAAAGATTTTATCCCTAAGAATAAAACCCAAGAAGAGAAAATGAAACTTGCGGGTAAATTAGGCACTGCATCTGCACAAGCTTTTATTAATACAGGGTCTATGAAGAAACGAGTTAAAACAGAAGCTTCTTATAAGGCCAAAACTAGCCATAAAAAGAAACCAGTAGGCGGAAAATGACAAGTGTAGCGGATGAGATTGCTATAACTGATGGTGAATGGAAACCCATTCCTCGTGTTTCGCGTGTCATCCCTTATGGCTACATTGTTGACCCAGAAGATGCTAACACCCTTCTCCCTGTTGAGTTTGAGTTGAAAGCGTTAGAGGAAGCTAAGAAGCACCTAAAGAACTTCTCCTACAGAGAGGTGGCTAATTGGCTTTCCACTGTTACAGGCCGTTCTATTTCTCATATGGGCCTAAAGAAGAGGATAGAGATTGAGCGATCTAGACGAACAAAAGCTACAACTCTTAAAGACTGGGCCAAGCGGATCGAGGAGATCAAAGCCAAGGTCGAGAAGCTTGAAAGCGGAACAGGCTCCAAAGCCTGACACATCTCCTAAGATTGTAGAAATTGATTTTAGTCAATATGAGCCTGACGAAGCACAAGAAGTGATTTTTAAGCCTAATGCTGGCCCCCAAACAATGTTCCTTTCAGCTAATGAGAGAGAAGTGTTGTTTGGTGGTGCCGCAGGTGGTGGAAAGAGCTATGCCATTCTAGCGGATGCTTTACGGGATTTACCACACCCTCAATTCAGGGGTCTGATCCTTCGTAGAACTACAGAAGAACTTAGAGAACTTGTCCAGAAAAGCCAAGAACTCTATCCTAAAGCCATCCCCGGAATTAAATGGTCTGAGCGTAAGATGGAATGGAGAACCCCTGCTGGTGGCTCTCTCTGGATGTCCTACCTAGAACGAGACCAAGACGTTACACGTTACCAAGGACAGGCATTTAATTACATTGCCTTCGACGAACTTACACAATGGCCTTCTCCTTACGCATGGAACTATATGCGTTCTCGTCTTCGTACTACAGCACCTGACCTAAAGACCTACATGAGGGCTACTACAAACCCCGGTGGTCAAGGGCATGCTTGGGTTAAGAAGATGTTTGTTGATCCCGGTGAGTGGGGGAAAGCTTTTTGGGCTACGGATATTGATACAGGAGAAACCCTGCAATGGCCTAAAGGTCATACTAAAGCAGGACAACCTCTGTTTAAACGTCGGTTTATCCCGTCTCGTCTCTCTGACAACCCTTACCTCTACGAGAGTGGAGATTATGAGGCCAACCTGCTATCTCTGCCTGAAGCAGAGCGTAAGAGGCTTCTAGAGGGTGATTGGGACGTTATGGAAGGCTCTGCCTTTACTGAGTGGAACAGGGCTATCCATGTCATAGAACCTTTTGAAGTTCCTTACGCTTGGAGGAGATTTAGAGCTTGTGATTTTGGATATAGTTCTTTCTCTGCTGTCTTATGGTTTACTATTGACCCAGCTACAGACCAGCTCATTGTCTATCGTGAGATGTACGTATCTAAAACCCTTGCCCAAGACTTAGCTCATCTAATCTTAGATGCAGAGAAGGATGATGGACCAATTACATATGGGGTGTTGGACAGTTCTTGCTGGCACCAAAGAGGGCAATCAGGACCATCTATCGCAGAGCTTATGATTAATGAGGGATGTCGTTGGAGACCTTCTGATCGTAGTAAAGGTTCTCGTGTGGCTGGTAAGAATGAAGTCCATAGACGCCTTCAGGTAGATGAGTATACAAAAGAGCCTAGGATTGTTTTCTTCTCTAATTGTATCAACACTATTGCACAGCTCCCTATGCTCCCACTAGACACGAATAATCCAGAAGATGTTAATACAAAAGGTGAGGATCACCTGTATGACGCCCTTCGCTATGGGATTATGTCTAGGCCACGGTCTTCTGCTTGGGATATCAACCCTGAAACAGCTAAACATTACAGGCCCGTTGACTCGATCTTTGGGTATTAGAGGAATAACTAATGACCGATGAACTTTTCTACGAGAGTGACGAAGTGGACGCCGTTGAGGACTCCTCTACTCCTATGGACGAAGCTGTAGCTTTCGTTAAAAGTCGTTTTGACCGAGCTAAGGACAAGAAATACGCAGACGAGACAAGGTTCTTAACAGCTTACAGAAACTATCGAGGTCTTTATGGCCCAGATGTAATGTTCAGTGAGAATGAGAAGTCTAAAGTTTTTGTTAAAGTGACAAAGACTAAAGTTGTTGCTGCCTACGGACAGATTGTAGAAGTTTTGTTTGGTAACGGGGATTTCCCAATCTCTGTAGATCAGACCAAACTCCCAGAGGGGGTTGTTGACTCTGTAAGTTTCACCCCAGATATTCCTGAAGGTGGTCAAAAAGCTGCTCCTACACCTACTACCAATCCTGTAATGAAATCCCCCTTTGGGACTAATACAGGCCCTGCTCTGCCCGCCGGAGCTACGGCTTTCACCCTTGGTCCACTAAAAGATAAGCTAGCTCCTGTTACGGATAAACTTGTAGCAGGAGTTGGAACCACTCCAACAAGTGTTACATTCCATCCAGCGCATATTGCTGCTAAAAAGATGGAGAAGAAAATTCAAGACCAGCTTGAAGAAAGTGGTGCTTCTAAACACCTCCGTTCTTCTGCTTTTGAATGTGCATTGTTTGGGACAGGCATCCTTAAAGGCCCTATGGCTTACGACAAGGAATACCCAAGCTGGAATGAGGAGGGTGTTTACACCCCAATAAATAAAGTTGTTCCAACTCTTTCACACGTATCTATTTGGAATTTTTATCCAGACCCAGATGCTGCTAATATGGACCAAGCTGAGTATGTCGTTGAGCGTCATAAGATGTCTAGACGAGATATGAAAGACCTTAAAAAACGTCCTTTCTTTAGGGCCTCTGCTGTTGAGAGTGCAATTGACAGTGGGGCAAACTACCAAAGAGAGTATTGGGAAATGATTATGGAGGATGATGCAGGTCATCCTGATGTAGAACGTTGGGAGGTTTTGGAATACTGGGGGTATTTGGAAGCTAAAATTCTTCGTGAAAAAGGGGTTAAGGTTCCTAAACAACATGCGGATGATGACTTGATTAACGCTAATATCTGGACTTGTAACAACGAAGTGTTACGTCTAGTTATGAACCCTTTTCAACCTTCTCGTATCCCTTACTACGCAGCCCCCTATGAGATGAACCCTTACAGCTTCTTTGGGGTAGGTGTTGCAGAAAACATGGAAGATACGCAAATCCTTATGAATGGGTTTATGCGTATGGCTGTTGACAATGCGGCCCTTTCTGGGAACCTAGTATTTGAAATTGACGAGACTAACCTAGTTCCCGGACAAGACCTTTCAATCTATCCGGGAAAAGTGTTTCGTCGTCAAGCAGGTGCTCCGGGGCAAGCTTTCTTCGGGACAGAGTTTCCTAATGTGGCACAACAAAACCTTATGCTTTTTGATAAAGCAAGGGTATTGGCGGATGAGAGCACAGGGTTGCCTTCTTACTCGTATGGGCAAACAGGCATCCAAGGAGTAGGACGAACTGCTTCTGGTATTTCTATGCTAATGAATGCAGCTAATGGTTCTATTCGTACAGTGGTTAAAAACCTTGACGATTACCTCCTTGGGCCTCTTGGGAAAGCTTTCTTTGCGTTTAACATGCAATTTGACTTTGACCCAGAGATCAAAGGGGATTTGGAAGTCTCTGCTCGTGGCACTGAAAGCTTGATGGCTAATGAAGTGAGAAGCCAACGTCTGATGCAATTCTTGCAAGTTGTCTCGAACCCAATTCTCGCTCCTTTTGCTAAGCTTGATATTATCGTTCGTGAGATTGCTAAGTCTCTTGACCTAGACGAAGACAAGATGACAAACTCCCTAGCAGACGCTGCTGTACAAGCAGAACTTCTTAAAGGGATGATGCCTCCTCCTGCCGGGGCAGCTCCTCCGGGGGCACCTCCGGGAGCTAACCCAGCTGATACAACAGGTTCTGGTGGAGGGCAGATGGGAACAGGTAGTGTACCAGCTCCCGGTGCTCCGGGCTTCTCAGCTAATACAGGTGGGTAATGAACGGTCTTAAACAGTTTGTAAATACTCCTGACATACACGAGGCTTTCCTTGTGTATGTTAAGTCTAAAATTGAAGAGCTTCAAAAAACACTAGAACAGATGACTAAGCTAGAAGACATCTATCGTCTACAAGGTCAAATCACAACTTATCGTCGTCTTCTCAATTTGAGAAACGAAGTAAATTCGGATCATAAATAGGAGATGAAATGGCAAATGTAGACCCTGTATCTGGGAATGAAATTCCACCGGGAGGTGCCCCTGAAGAGGTGAGGGATAACATCCCTATTAAGGCTTCGGAAGGCGAGTATATGCTTCCTGCCGATGTTGTGAAATACTTTGGTCTTGACTATATTGAGAAGCTTATCACTAAAGCTAAGGCAGGTATGGAGGAACTTCAAGCTAATGGACGTATTGGTGGCAGTGGTCCTGATGACCTTCCTTTCTCCCCTGAAGAATTACAAGCCCACGAGGAAGAACTAAGTGCAGAAGAGGCTCCTGCACAGGAAGTTCCTATGCACATGGCTGTAGGGGGTTTTGTTTCTCCTCTTAGAAATGGTGTTTCTGGACCAGTCGCCTCTATGGGGATTACCACCCCTGAACAACCAGCTATAACCCCACCAATGCCTCCATGGATGGGAGATACCCAAACTAAAAACCCAGAGTTGCAAGTAGAAAAAGAAGGGGCTGGCAGGGGGCCACGAGCAGAACCAACAGGTTTTGGTCAGAGTGTTGATAAGTGGTCTACAAAAGACTACTCTGATTATGCTGACTCTAAGACAAATCCTGTTAGAACTATTGCGGATAAAGTTTTTTCCTCCGTCTCCCCTTTGGCGGGCATGGCAGTGAAAGCTGCTACTCGTTACACCGATAAAACTGCGATAAAAAGTCTTGATAAAATGCTAGAGTCTGGGACAGACCCATTGGGCAACCCTCTCTCAGCAGAAGATAAAGCCTCTTTACAATCCGCTCGTGAAAGACTTTCTGCTCAAAAAGAAGAAGCAAGTGGTCTTGGTGGAGGTATTGGGGGTTTGATCGGCAAAGCTATTGAAGGTTTTGTCGAGAAGAAAAAAGAAAAAGCCCCAGAGGCTAAAACTAAAGAAAAAGAGGCCCCAGCTAGAGATTCTAGTGGAGGCTCAAACAGAGATAGTCGTTCTTCTTCTCAAGGAAATCAATCCCAGAGTAGAGAAAGAACAGGAGGGCGAAGCATGGCTAAAGGTGGTCTTGTAACTCGTCGTAAATAATTATGGCCCCCCACTAATAGTAGTGGCCCCAGAGGAAAATTAATGAGCAATTACGTTATTCCCCGTTCTGTCAGTCGTCTTGAAGAAGAGTTGGCAGAGCTAGAAAAAGAAGCTACTGGTCAAACTCAAAAAGTGGAGGAAGAGAACGAGGAAGAAGGGGAAGTTGAAGAAACTTCACAACCAACTTCTAAAGAAGAGGAGACGTGGAAAAAACGCCACGGTGATCTTCGTCGTCTCACACAGAAAAAAGACCAAGAGCTTTGGTGGTGCTAGATTTTGTGGGGGTGCTTTTAGTCGTGGGTTTTGTGGTTGTCTTAGTAGGTGTTGAAGCAGATTTTGTCTCGCTCCCCCCAAACAACGACTTTAACCCCTTACTAATAACTCCACCAAGACCGCCTTTTTCCTTAGTCTGAGTGGAAGTGTCCCCAATTTTTGTTCTGGCATCTTTTAAAGCTGTTAAATCTTCTTGAGACAATGGATTACCCTGAGAGTCCTTCCCAGTCGAGATCATCGTATCAAGTTGTGTAGGCACACCTTTATCCAAATACTTTTGTCTAGCTTTCAAAGCCAAACCTCCCATTGGGATTAGTGTGGAGATACCAGCTTCAACCATACGGTTAGCTGCATTCCCTTTCGTATTTGCATATGTAATGAAATCTTTAGGTGCCCATTTATCAATGCTAGCTGCCAAACCTGTAGTAGGCTGTCGCATGGATTGTTTATCCATCCAACTCTCAACAACTGGGGCTTTAACTGGAGCTTGTTCTTGTTGCTTCTGTTGTAGTTGCCACCAAGGAAGCCCTGTAACAGGGTCTACAGGCCCTCTGTTAGTTTCATCGGTCACACTACCTGCCGAGGGGACAAGGCCCCCTACGGCCATCTGAGGCGGCCCAGAGGCCATCTCTGCTTCATGTGCTTGCAGCTCTTCAGGAGAGAAGGGAAGGTCTTCTTCAGTTTTACCTCCAATACGTCCACCAGCTTGCAGCTCTTCCATACCTTGTTTAGCTTTGTTAATAAGCTTTTCAATATAATCTAAACCAAAATAACGGACAACATCAGCAGGAAGTACATACTCACCTTCGCTTAGTTTAGCGTCTACGTCATCTCTGACTTCTTGGGGCAGACTCCCCGGAGGAATTTCATTGCCCGAAACCGGATCAATATTCTCAGTGGGCATATTAGTCTCCATAGGGTAAATTCATTAAATCGTCTTTGTAAGATGTTCCGCCCCTACTTCTGTCCAATTCATTTTGTACAGCATTTAGAGCACTACGTAATTCCTGTTGTGTCCAAGTTTTGCCACGGTCCTCTTTCCAAGGGTCTTTTAGCATTCTTTGAAAAGCGTCCAGATCAGCTCTGTCCATTGTGATATTAGCTAAATCTTCACCAGCATTTCTCACATACATGTGGAAAGAGTTTTCACTTGTTGGTTGAGCAATTTGAGTGATGGAATAAAGGTTTTTTAATGGATTGGACAGTTTTGGGTAGGATTTTTCATAATTGTCTATATAGAGTTGACTAGAAAATAGGTCTTGCTCTGCGGTATCTATAGCCAACTCTATTTTTTCTCTGGAAAACCCGTGGTAAACTGGGTATTCAGCCATTTTATAAAAATCCTCTAACGCAGTTTTTGTTGCTTCTGCTTCAGAAAGGCTACTAAGGTAAACTTTTGAGTTTAAGTTTAAATTGTCATAAATTGCGCTTAGGTCATGGTAAATTTTACGGGAGTTAGCCCCTGCGTCCTCTCCTTGCAAACTGTCAACTGCATGTTGCAACTCGTGTAGAGCAACTTTACGGTCCACATTTTCTTTGACTCGTATTGCTCCACTAGAGGGAGTGAAGTCCCCTTGTATAGTGGAAGACCCAAAGGAGTTGGCGGCGTCTTTTTCTTTTATGATTTCTGCCGTGTCACTGCCAATTTCTCTGAATTTTGAGTATAGCTCTTTATGTGGGAACATATCCCTATTTGTGGCAGTGACGGAGCCAACAGAATCGGGTGTATTTTTTAAATATGAAAGTGCTTGAGGGCTAATTTGAAAGGCTTGATCATCTGTTTCTGCAAGCCACCTTTTAGATTTAGGCTCTTGCCACAGACCTGTCCTTAGCGCAACCTCTTCCCGACTATAGCCGTTATTAATCATATATTGAGCAGACTCTGCATCTTCCGGCTTTGCGTTGTAAAAAATATTAACCATAGT